ACCTGCTCGATGAGGAGTTCGTGGTCCATAGCGGTAAAAGCGGCACGCTCGTCTGTATCAAGCATGACATAGTTGGCATAAAACTTGAGTCCGGCCGGGCTCCCACCATTCGTGGCAAACTTGATGCGGATCTCAACCTCGTGGTACTGGAGAGCCACGAGAGGCAAGTAGACGTTATCACAGAAGAAGAAGTGAAGGGGGAGCCACGTCGAGTTTAATACATTCCCAGCGTCGCTTGCAGCCCCCGCCTTTGCGCTCGAATCCAAGAGATATTTGTTCCAGTAGTTGACTGCGAAAAAGGCATCCTGGCGATCGACGAGCTGACCACCAATATAGAGGTCAAATTGTGCACAGTCCGTAGCAGAGTCTGCGTTGATTCCTGCCCCGCTCACAGTCAGATCACCGAGGTCAATCCAGACGTACCCAAGAAGGTCTCCCTTGTTGGGTATCTTTATGCTGATCTCGCTACTCGCTGCGAGACTTCCGAGGGGGTCGAGGCGGACATTCCGGAAGGCAAAGTTAGTGTGACGCTTATAGTTTTGTCTAAAGAATGAAACCTCTGGAGTACCAGTGAGAAACACGTCCTGAGCTCCTTTTGAGACAAGTTCAACAGCCATTTATTATTACTAAAGAAATATATTAAAAAGTTTAAGCGCTTCATAAGAAAAGAAAGATGGTCGTCTTTGAAGCTCTCACTTGGGAAGCGCGCGACACTGATGGTGAGTACATTGTTAGTATTTTTGGAAGAACAGCGGGTGGTGATTCTATAGCCGTTTCAACCGCATTCAAGCCTTACTTTTTTGTAAAACTCGCCAAAAATGCAAACGATTCAAGTGTTCATATATTGTTTGAAAAAATAAAAAAATCTTGCAATGAGAATGCCCCCATTTCATTCGAACTCATGAAGTCCAAAGATCTTTGGGGGTTTCAGAATAACGAATCAAAAATATTCATGAAGCTCAACTTTAACACTTGGGCCGCCATGAGATCCTGTGACGGCAAGCTTCGTCGGACCCTCCCGGGCGAAGTCAGGGCTCTCAAGGTGTACGAGTCAAACCTCGAGCCCCTGTTGAGGTTTATGCACCGTTCTGGGATACAGTCAACCGGGTGGCTGGAGACTGGTGAGCAGTGTGTCCGTTCACACAATACGAGATGCAAGATTGACCTCTTCTGCAACGACTGGAAGACGCTCAAGCCCGTGGCCCGCGATGACATTGCACCATTCATAGTGGCGTCGTTTGATATTGAGACCAACAGCTCGACTGGCAAGTTCCCGGACCCCAACATAGCCGGGGATGCGTGCTTTCAGATTGCCGTGACCCTCAAGAGAATGGGTGAGACTGAGATTTACAAAAAGGTTTGTCTCTGCTACAAACAGACGAGCGGGGCTGATGTCGTGAGCTTTGATACCGAACGCGATCTTCTCATTGGGTTCAGGGATTTTATAGTGAAGCACGATGTCGACATACTCACCGGGTGGAACATATTCGGGTTTGACTTGGAGTTCATGTATGTCAGAGCGAGCCTCAACGGGTGTCTCGAAGAGTTTTCAGACATTAGCAAGTTGAAGAATAACCAATGTGAGATGACTTATAAGAAACTTTCCTCAAACGCCCTCGGGGACAATGTCCTCAAGCTGTTTCCGATGCCCGGGAGGTATGTCTTTGACATGTTTCACGATGTGAAGCGTGAGCACAAGCTCGACTCGTACAGCCTCAACTTTGTCTCTGAAACCTTTCTCGGGGACCGGAAGCTTGACATGTCACCAAAGGAAATGTTTAGGCGTTTCGCAAAAGGTGACCCAGATGAGCTCGGTGAGGTGGCTGACTACTGCATCAAGGATACCGTGTTGCCCCACATGCTCATGGACAAGCTCTGCAACCTCTTGAACCTTTTGGAGATGGCCAAGGCAACCTGGGTTCCCATTTCCTATCTCACTGAGCGCGGTCAGCAGATCAAAGTCTTCAGTCAGATGACCAGAAAGGCGAGAGAGATTGGCTTCATGGTTCCCACCATTCGTTGGGGTCAGGTGGCCAGTGAGACTTATGAGGGGGCGACAGTCCTCGACGCTCAGGCTGGTGCTTACTACACCCCCATAACAGCCCTAGATTTCGAAGGTCTTTACCCGTCAATCATGATTGCTCACAACCTGTGCTACTCGACGCTCGTCATGGATGAAGCGTATGCCAATATACCTGGGGTCGAGTACGAGACTTTCGGGGCTCATAAGTTTGCCCAGAATGTCCCGAGTCTCCTCCCGGCTATTCTCACAGAACTCAAGCAGTTTCGTAAAAAGGCCAAGCAGGATATGGCTGCCGCGACCGGTGACATGAAAAAGGTTTACAACGGTAAACAGTTGGCCTATAAGATTTCCATGAACTCTGTGTATGGCTTCACAGGTGCCGGGAAGGGTATGCTCCCGTGTGTCCCCATAGCCGCCACAGTCACCATGAAGGGTCGGTCCATGATTGAAGAGACGAAAAAGTATGTCGAAGCCAATTTCCCGGGCGCCAAGGTGAGGTACGGAGACACGGACAGCGTCATGGTGGAGTTTGATGTGCAGGGTCGGACGGGACAGGATGCGATCGCCTATAGTTGGGAGCTCGGGGAAAAGGCGGCAGAGGCCTGTACCTCCCTATTCAAAAAGCCAAACAACCTGGAGCTCGAAAAGGTTTATTATCCCTACTTTCTGTATTCGAAAAAGCGTTACGCGGCAAAGCTGTGGACCAAGAACAAAAAGGGTGAGATGCAGATGGACTACATAGATGTCAAGGGTCTCCAGCTGGTTCGCCGAGACAACATCCCATTTGTCCGCGAGGTTTGCAAGGAGCTTCTCGATGTCATTCTCGAGAGTAAAAACCCCGAGGGGGCCAAAAAGGTGGCGCATAGCCGAGCGGTCGAACTTCTCGATGGGAGGGTTCCCATGGACAAGCTGATTCTTTCGCAAAAGCTGGCGGATGCCGGGTCCTACAAGTCTTCTGACAAGGGTTCGGATGGTAAAAAGCTTCAGTCAAAGGACTATGAAAATGTAAACCTCCCACATGTGTCAGTCGTCCGGAAGATTCGAAACCGTGAGCCAGGGTCCGAGCCACAGTCTGGTGACCGAGTCCCTTTTGTGCTCATCAAGACGGACATTAAAAATGCAAAACAGTATGAGATTGCCGAGGATCCAAAGTGGGTCACGACAAACAACATTCAATTGGACTATGAGTACTACTTTACAAACAAGTTTATGAACCCAGTGTGCGATCTCCTCGAACCACTTGTAGAGAACCCAAAGGATAAGATTTTTGGGGACCTCCTTGCACCAAAGAAAAAGGGTCGAGGTAAACAGACGGACTTGAGGGATATATTCAAAACTTTCGAAGATAAACAAAAGACGCTCTGTATTAGTAAGTAAAAAGAAAGATGTCTTCGGCCCTTGCTGACAAGATCAAAGAATTCATTGACGAAGAGGTTAACAAACAGGTTCAAAATGCTCTTTCAAATTATGCGGAAATGATTTCAAAGAGTTATAAGATACCTTTGAGTCTCTTACTTCGTGACATCCCAAGTGTTTCGGCAATCCCTTTGGCGACAAAGGCTGATGGTGGCTCCCAAGTAACCACCTGTCTCGGACTCAGAGCCGGTAACAAGAGATGCAAGATGAATGGCAAGTATGAAGGGTACTGCCGACATCATTTCAAGCAAAAGGAAAAGACTCAACCAGTAAAAATTATACAAGGTGAAGTTCGACACAATCACGGGTTCCCCCCAATGTACCAAGAAGGTTGTCCAGCGTGTAGTACCACGAATGTTAAAAAATCAACCGAACCTAAAAAACCGCTTATAGACTTCAAGCTTGCATTCTAATAATGAGTAGGTCTGACACTCTCCTCGACTCTATCAATCAATTTTATGAAAATCCCGTCAACTCGAAACACCTTGTCGACATCCTCGATAAGAAGAGTTCAATCTCTCTGAGAAGTCTGGAATGGTTTATAACAAACTATTCAAAGAAAAAGTCTTTAAGTTACAAGACCACCGAAGGTAAAACCTTTGCGGTCCACTGTGCCTACAAGTCAAGTCTTGACGGGTACAGCAAAAAACTTTTCGATCCATTTTGCCGAACTGACAAGTTTGAGTACTCTGTCCCACAGTCAGAGACAAAGGTGACGACAACCGTTGCCCAGTTGAACTTTATTCGGTGGTGTATAAAAAATGGAATAATTGACTACATAACAAATAACAAGTGCCTTCTTACAAAATCTTCATAAACCCATTATTAAATTCAAGAGTTTCGAGACCTGTATAATACATGTGCATTATATAGTCTTCATTATTCGCAGTAGAAAGCATAGACACATCTATGAATGTCTTGTCCCCCGATAATTTGCTAAAGTCTATCGCACCCGATAAAAAGTCCCCATGTGGGTCCAGAGCAAATGAGAATGTATAAACATTTCGAGTAGGGGTTGACAAGTTTGCAGACATGGCTTCCAAAAACTTGTAATAATATGAAGTTTCAATTCTATTTTGTTTAGAGTCTTCTAAAAATCCAAGCTGTGATTGTCCATTCATAAAGAACTTGGCGTCTGACATGATTGGAAATTTAGACTGTTCGGATATTGCTGTGTTTGATGTGTTTCCAAAGTTGTATCTGTTGAATATAACTTCCCTATTCGTCGTCACTTCATTTTCCAGAGCAACCCTTCTAAAAAACCAATGGAAAGATATGACTGGTATGTTTGGGACAAGATAGTTCTTTATCCGTGTTGTACCCTTTGCAATTTGTATAACTGGTTGTCTCTTGACAGTACTTATGAGCAACTTTTGGTTTGTTGACTGTAGATACAGTCTCTCTTCAGGTGTCACAACAACTTGGTCAAAAACGAGATCAAAATATTCAAGAGAACAATCACTTTTTATTTCATCATATGTTTCACTTGTATGAGTGTCACTAAAGAATGAAACTTTGTGAAACTCGAGAACAATTTTTATTTTTTGATTGAGTATGGCACATGTTGGAAAATAGGTTGATTCATTGGTTGAAAAGAAAAAGTTCAAAGGTATATAGAGATCAATGGGACCCGAACGTATACTCGAATCTCGCAAAGTCCCTTCGGGTTGGCCGCCATTTATAAGATATTGAATGGTATTCTTCTCATCAGAATTCAAGTATAACTGATCTCTTATGACGTTCCAATCATCATAAATCTTTTCAATTTCTATACCATCCACAGTAAAACTGATAGTTTTTAACAGAGCTCTCCCAATCTGATCAATATATGACGTTCCAAACTCTTCAGAATCTTGAAGGCGGGGGAGGCGGCACTTGAGGTGTATGTTTTTTAGCAAGTCTCCCAGTGACTGTGGTTTTATCTGGTTATCTATGACGATAGTCTGCCCAAATGGCCAGTTTAAAGAAGCTTCTGAAGTTGGGCCATTATCTGTGACAATGGGCGAAGGTCTGGCTATTCGTATAGAACTCTGGTATGATGTGAAGTTCGTGTGTCTCTTGGGGGTATTTTCAAAAAGTGAATCGTTCCCAAGAAGATACGCCTCTTGTCTGCCTATGGCATCCAATGACATCACGGATCCTACACTCGCTTTTCCACGAACATCTGATGGTTCACACATCTCTACTACTATTTAGTATTTTATTATATCCGTTTTCCACATGTCCAAAACAGTTGTCGATGATAGCTTGGTCAGTTCATCCTTGGCCTTGTCCAGCTCCTTGTTCAAATCCTTGACCGCCTCTTCACTATACTGCCATGTCTTGATGTTGAGGAGGTACTCGTACGAACCATCAACCTTGGCAAACTTTCGACCCATCTCCTCCTCGATCGAAGTCTTCTTACGCTTGAATATGATGAAATCCCCGTTTATGACCAACTGTACAAACTTGACCTTGTTCTCAAGAATCACCAACTGCTTCTTGAGTAAATCAATCAAGTGACTCTTTCGCTTCTTGTAGTACTCGACCCGAACTTCGACAAAGTCCACCAGGATCTCCTCGGCAGATGCATATTTCTTGATACCAGTCACAGGGTGAAAGAGGTGCATGTTTGAAGAGTTGACATTCTTTCTGAGTTTGAAATCCTTGCAGAAATCATCCCCCTGGTACCCCTGAATGGTGAAATTGACTGCGTCTGTGGTGCTGTCATTCTTGTACCCAGATATGGTCTTGGCCTCCACCAAGTCATCCAGAAACTCTTTGTAGTCCTGAGTCCACCGACCCGGTGGGAGCTCGGTAATGGTCGAGCCTTTCCAGAGGCCCTCTGCGATCCAGGTGCTCTCACTGTCTGGTGAAGGTGTCACAGTACCCTTGAATCCTCTGAACCAAGGCTTCATCTTATCGAGAGGTTTGCCTTGGATGGCTTTTAGGATGTTCGCCTTGATGTCCTCTGGGTTGAATGGTGGAACATATGAACTGAACCCAGTCCCGATACCCTCTGTACCATTCACGAGAACCATAGGCAACACCGGTACAAAGAACTCTGGTTCAATAGCCTTGCCATCATCATCGAGATAGTTGAGAATATCGTCATCCCTTTGATCAAAAAGTATTCTCGCGGGCTTTGTCAACTTTGTGAAAATATACCTAGTCTGCGAAGCATCCTTACCACCCATGAGCCTCGTTCCAAACTGCCCACAGGGTTCGAGAAGGTTCACATTATTTGAACCGACATAGTCATTCGCGAGACGAACAATGGTGTCAGCCAGGGACACTTCGCCATGGTGATACGAAGTCTTTTCAGACACATAGGCAGCTAACTGAGCAACCTTCATCTCATCCTTGAGGTTTTTTGCAAAGCAGGCGTGAAGGACCTTTCGCTGAGAAGGCTTGAAACCGTCACACATATGAGCAATAGACCTCCTCAGATCCGCAAGACTAAAGTTGACCAGATCCTTGTGAATAAAGTTGGAAATACTCAGACTTTCAATCTGACCATAATTCACTTCGATACCCTTTTTCCCAGAGTTTTCGAGGAGCCAAACCTTTCGGTTATCAGCCTTGGTCTTATCGAACGCCAGGATTATGGATTCTTTCGCAAGGTCATCAGTCTCAAAGCGAACAGTGAGGTCCTTGATTTGCTTGAAGTACTCACGGGCCTCTGCAGAAGTCGAGGTACCGAGACCCTTGTAGTACTTGATCTTCCACCCAGGCTGCCCATCCTTGTACCAGTCCCTGAAGGAAGAGTCTGTGAAGAAGGAATGAATCTGGGTTCCCTTGGAAACTTTTATGATTGGCGTCACCATGCTCACAACAAAGTTGAGATTCAAGAGACTTGGCCAAAAGTAGTGAATCATATTGAGTATGAGACCCTTGATGTGACTCCCATCATTATCTGCATCAGTCATAATCATGAGACGACCATATCTGAGTTCGGACAATGAAGTGTACACCTTTTCCTGTTGGAGGCCGAGAATCTTTTTGAGTTCACTAAACTCTTGGTTCGCCATGAGTTGCTTGACACTTGCATCCCGGACATTCTTGCACTTGCCCCGAAGAGGAAAGACGCCATAGTACTCCCTTCCGACAACCGAGAGGCCAGCCACGGCAAGAGTCTTGGCAGAGTCTCCCTCCGTCACTATGAGGGTGCACTTTGCCGACTGAGAAGTTCCCGCGGCATTCGCGTCATCAAGTTTTGGGATGCCTGTAATCTTAGACTTTCTTGAGCCGTCAGTCTTCTTGAGCTCGGACTGTTCCTTGAACTTGGACATTGAGAGAACCAAGTCCTTGATCCCAGTCTTGAGGATGCTCTTGATGAAGTTTGCAGGAGGCTCGAAGCGACTCCCAAACTCTTGGGGTCTGAGGGTGCACTCGGACTTTACCTGAGAACTGAAGCTCGGGTTGACAAGTGTGGCATTCACGAGAATGAAAAAGTTGTCCCGGACCTGCTGGGGTCTGAGCTTAATCTTGGAAGCAAGCTCTTCAATGATACCGGTTGAAACCATGGAGGATATATAGTCCACATGAGTCCCACCCTTTGTGGTGCAGATTCCATTCACAAAAGAGACGTGTTGGAACCCGTCAGGTGATGGAGCCACACAGACGCTCCAACGGGGGGAACTAAAACTGACAACTGGGGTGTCCCCTGACAAGTACTTGCTCGCATAAACTTCTGGTGAAACCTTGGGAAGAACTTGATCCTGAAAAGAAACCTTGCACTTTTTACCGGTACACAGGTTGGCATCGTGAACCCTTTTTTCGATAATTTTGAAAATGTCCTCATCAATTTTGGTCATTCCAAACTTTTGCCAATCCGGTGAAAATATGATTTCAACTGTTGAGGTTGCTTTTGAATACTTTTTCATTTTTGGGGCACTGCACTTGGTCATGTTATCGGTCCAGACTTGGGTATAGCAAACCTTGTTTTCAGAGTCACATATCTCAATCGCAAAGAGTTTGGAAAAGACATTTGCGAGTTTGGCGCCGTACCCATTCCGACCGCCCACGAGGCGTTCTTGCTTGTCGTCATAGTTGGTACTCGTGAGAAGGTGACCAAAGGTGAGCTCGGGGTTCCATATCTTTTCAGTCGGGTGCTGTTCGACACAGATTCCACCGAGGGGTCCGTCGTTCTTGACACTTATGGAACCAGTCGCGGTATCCACACTGACACTGATATTTTTGACTTGATCAGGAAAGGATGAGTTTCGATCGATTGCATTCACCAAGATTTCATCAAAAATCTTCAAGAGTGCTGGTGAGTACGAAACCTTTTTCTGAACAAACTGTTCGGATTCAATAATCCAATACATATCTTGAATCCGGTCAATGGATCCAACATACGAATCGGGGCGTTTGAGGATGTGTTCAACATGGGTAATCTTTTGAACTTGTTCCTTCATTTATCATCTATAGAGTCAACCTTTTAATACATTATAGTGTGGGTGATGTCACTCTCCTTGTATCCACCGTCCCATAGGACCTCGGCAGTTAGGCACCCCTCTGGCACCTTGGAAACAACTTCTAAAAACATTTGATTATTGGTCTTCAAGAGTGAACCATTTGAAAGCTTAAAAACTTTTGTATCGCGCTTAAATATTGGTACTTCATCGGGCGGAACACGAGTCTTGACATAGTTTCCATCGGCAGTCTTGGTGTAAAACATTTATACTCTACTTAGTAATCAAATGTTTATATAACACACCAAACTGACCAACTAGATGCATTGACAAGTGCCACTTGGGACACTTGCCCTTTTTATAAGCTTCTTTTATATGTGCAATCTTTGTCAGGTATATAGCAATGACATACATGGATGATATCGTCGTTGGTAAACCTACGAATCCTAATTGTATGCTATCAAAAAGATATTTACTTGCAATTATTTTAGCAAGTGTTCTATCAGCTGTCCCCACAATCTGTCCACCCATGTACTTGCTATCGTCACCTCCATGTGCGTGATGAAGAGTACTACACAGAGAAATGGCTATATTTAATGCGCTATCTATATGTTTTCGTCTTAGACCAGCTATAAATCCACACAGACCAAACCCAAATGAAGTCAAAGCGAGTATCATGCTAAAAAGGTGTCCGAACCCTTTATAGGTTTGTGGGAACCTCCTTCTTGTCACTCACTCACCATGGATCCCAAGATGATAGCATTCATCCTCAAGGTAAAGGCTGCTGAGAAGGTGATCGAAGATGCCAAGATGAAGACAAAGCGAATCAACTTCGAGGACATTCGGATGACTAAGAATAGCTGTATGACTTGCCAGGCAACAAACATGAATGGCAAGCTGTGCACCTTTAGAGCTACTTGTGGAAAGTATTGTAGAAAGCATAAAATATAATAGTTGTAATAATTAACATGTTTGATTCAGAAACCCTCCGCCCCGTTATCATAGCCATGGTGCTTTTTATACTTTTAGTAAAAGGTCTCCCAATGGTTCTCAAGGACCCCACAAACATTAAACCCGTAGATGAAGTGACCATGCTGTCCGTCACTCTGAGGGACTTCCTCATGCCTGGGACAATCCTCATAGCCATTATAGTGTATTTCACAAACTACATTAATGCAAATGTCCTATAAAATTCTTCAGGCCCAACCACAAATCGAGTGTGAGAGTGATCCATAAAACAAATCTTTTTATCATAAGCATCCTTCATATATTTCATCAGTTGTTCAAAGTTGGGTTTTCCCCAAATCATACCCTTTTTGAATAAAAAGTCGTCAAATGGAACCTCTTGTTTACCACACTCTATGAGGTAGGGGGTTCGGATATAGTCAGGTGCCCCACCATATTCAGGAATTATGACAGGCTTGTTTTGGACTGCCGCTTCTACAGCACCCAAACCAATCCCCTCTGAACTCGAAAAACTGACGTAACAATCACAGATCTTATGAAGTCCGTCAAGTTCAGTCTCTGGTATGAGTCCATTTATGACTATGACATTTGGAACATTTATTGTTATATCCTTCATACAGGTTGCTTTCACAACGAGGAGAGCATCAGGTAGGTTCAGTCGTATAAATGCCTCGAGTATAGATTTAAAATTTTTACGGTGATCAGCAATGTTACCAATGTGATAAAATATATATTTCCCACTCGGAATACCAAATGTGTTTGTTATAGACATTATAGAACGGCACGGTACATGGGCCCTGACAATTATGAATTCGACATGTGGAAACTGACGACTGAAAACCTTTTTACAGAAGCGACTGCTCACAGCAACCTTGTCAAAGTGTTTGAAGAGTTCTCCATAGGCCTCATGAACAGTTTCAGTTTCACAGGTTGTCATACATATCACCTTTTTGCACTTTTTCTTGATTTCAGGAATGGCTTCTATCCATGGCTGTATAGGTAATGCAAATATAAGAGCACAGTCATCTTCTGGTATAGGGTCGACACCAAGTTGGATATACTTTGACCCAGGTAACAGAGGACTATATTTTAACAAGTGTTGACCTATACCAGATAACATGCTCGGTCCGATGAGCAGCATTTTATAAATTAAAGATTTTTTTCTTTTAATATATAAAATGGATGAATTAAAGAATGATATCAAGCTCGAGTTACGCGAAAATAAAGCTCGCCCTGATCGCATTTATGGCTTTATGTTGAGAATTCTTGATTTGTTGGAGGCCCCCACCCCGGTCCCTGTACCAGAACCAGTGTTTGTTGCTGTGACTGCTACACCCGAACCAGTTGTTGAGGAAGCTGTCCCTGAGCCAGAGCCCGAACCAGTTGTCGAAGAGGAGGTTGCCCCAGAGCCCGAACCAGTTGTCGAAGAGGAGGTTGCCCCAGAGCCAGAACCAGAACCAGTTGACGAAGATGAGGAAGAAGCCTAAAGAAGTCTCGATGGCATTGCCCCAGGGACTCTTAGGGGGACGGGTACTGGTGCAGGCATCATGGAGGGCACAGGGGCCGGCACTGCGGTAGCTGGGGATCCCCTCATGGACTTCATGACCATAAAGCCTATCCCAAGTATCAAAAGAATAATTATTACGACATGAGAGAGTGGAGTCTTTGTCTTTGGGGGAGGCGGTGGGTTTTGAATGATTTTAGCAAGTCTGTCAAATTTCTTGCCAAGTTTATCAATAGCCTCGACAACCCGAAGATTCGTATCCTCGGGTGGAGCAGTGGCATCCCTCGTGGTTATCTCCAGGACCATATAAAACTCTGCGTCAGGTTGAAGGGGTACATAATCCCCGTCACCCTGGTGTTCATACAATTGAAAAGACAGTTTCTGGATCGATATCGGATTAAAGTATTTTGTTTCACGAGTGAATGACTTCCATTGTTTATCATGAACCACAAAGTTTGCACTCCCGTCAAAACTCCTCTCAAGAGGAACCCGACACAAGACTGTACCAGTTCTCTCGGAGAGCATCTGGGCCACCATGGGAACATCGGGACACACAATGTCTATGAACTTGGCTTGGTTTGAACGACCGTCACCACTCTCCCCAATCTGGGTCACATAGAAATCGACAACCTTGATTCCTATGACCTCTCTCATATCTTCAATGAATGTGTTTGAAGTTATATCAAAGTTTACTGAAAAATTATTATTTGTCCCAATCACAAACTCTGAATCTACGATAAGATACTGAACCTTTTTCATAGCTCTTACCATTTCATACTAAAAAAATATTTTGATAAATTAGTTAATAAATGCAAGACATTGCAAAAGTTGTAGGACTTGCAGTGACCCTCGGAGGTCTCGTCTTCTCAGCTGGTAGGCAATCGGAAAAAATTGATGAACTTTTTACAAAGGCTGAAGCAGCTGCGTTAGAAAGACAGGATGTCAAGAGCATGTTGTATGATATGCACGGAAAGATTTGTTCCATAGAATCTGATATAAAGCGTTTACTTAAGTGAGAGTTTGTATTGAGTCGAGCGAATCAGAACAATAATCTGATCCTCTATGCTCTTCAGATAAGAATCCCTAGGGACCTTTAGCTTGCGAAGAGTCGCGGCGAGACTGCGGAAATAACTCTTTATCTTACAGGGGCACATGATGAGCTTGGCATTCATGTTGACCCTCTTGAGCTTGCCGTACTTGCCCATATAGGCCTCGGCCCAGTCGTCAACAAGGGGAACTATGCCCTCATAGTACTTTTGAAGCGCCTTATGGGTCGCATGGGAGTCGGTAACTAGGTGGAAGGCGTGGGCCTGGTTGCGGGATTGCATGAGAATCTCAACGAATTTTGTCGCGGCAAGAGCCATTTTTAAAATTACATAATATTTAATTTGACATCCTCGTATGGAGGTCATTACAAAAATCTACTAGCTTGGGCATCACCACCGTGTCCCACATATTCTGGTCCTTCACTATGTGATAGCTCGCAGTCTCACTATTGTACTGCTCTATGAGCCTAGCTGTGTCCATGCCAACCATTTGGAGATAGGTCTGAACCTGAATCATCTCATATGGTCGCATTGCATTGAATAGACACCGGGCTCGGTTTTTAATCTCAACCAAAACCTTTGTTCCATCGGGCTGCACCTCAACCCGGTCAATCTTACCCACTATGACATAGCGAGTCCCGCATATTGTGGTGACTTCTAGGCTATAGAAATTGTCATCCCGCTCGAGCTTGACCCCCTCAGCAGCCTCCACCTTGTCGGAAGTCTTGTCCTCTGACTTGGTGCCAAAGTTGGTAAAGACTTTTGATCGGATATAGTCATTCACTTCTCTCTTTTGGGTCTGAGACAGGTCGGGGTTCGAATTGATTTTAGCCTCGGCAGCCCGCACAATCTTGGTGGTGTCATCCGACTTTTCCGCGACCGAAGCCATGGCATCACTCAGCGCCCGCTCAGCGACATCTGAGCCCGCAATAGTCTCCTTGGCCTTGTCATTCTTTGTTATACCGGTGAATGTCTCTGGGCAATACTTTTTCCAGATTTCATCCGCAACCTCTTGGGGCTTTTTGTACTGGTGCTTCCCAATGCAAGCGGCAATCTCGCTCGCTTTGAGGATAATCTTCTTGGCCCCAATCTCCTTGACCGTGGGCTCCTTGTGCTTCTTCATCACGGTGTAGACCTCTGCGGCCGCTCTCGCATCAGCTAGAGCCCCGTGCCACCCCTCGAGCTCCTTGCCCATCAGGGTCTTATAAAGCTCACCAAGCCGGAATGACCGCTGGTAAATCTTTTTGGATAGCTTTTGGGTACAAACCTCCTTGAGCCTCTTTGAGCAGTCAGTGGGCAGTCCCCGTCGAGCAGCCTCTGAGAAGACCGCCGTCACATCAAAGCCCACATTGTGACCCACGACAGTTGCACCAGCTGCAAATATAGCCTCGAGCTTTTTCCAGACCTCTGAGAACGGCTTGCCCTCAGTGTGAGCCTTTTCATACGAGATGCCATGGATTTTAAAGGCGTCCTCGGGCATCTCTGTATAGCCCTCTGGCTTGACTAGGTCATGGAAATTGCAGATCTCGGCATCGTGTTCGTCATAAAGAACGACCGCGACAGAGACCACCCGACAGCTCTCAAAGACTTCGAGCTTGGTAAAGTCTTTTATCCTCTTAGAAGGAAGCCCGGTTGTCTCAGTATCGAAGGCAATATATGACATGTTGTTCTTCAACTAAGATAGAAGTTGAGGTATTCTCTAAACCTATGATGCAAGTAGACACATTTTTTTGTCGTGTGTGTGAAGAAGCGATACCACCTGGTAAACCTGTATATTTGGCGCGCGACAGAAAGTTTTGCAATGAATATCACAGAAAAATGTACTTAAAAAAGTACCCCATTGATTAGTAAAAGTGAAATGCCTAGCATTGAACAGATTATCGATAATGTTGACGAAATCGCTCAGAATCTCAAGGATGCCAGGAAGGAGCTCACCGCAGCCCTGGAGGAGACTGACATCTACAAGAAGATTCTGACTGCAACCCTCAAACAGACTTCGAACGGGTGCACTGTGCCCGACAAGGTTGCCAAGGCTCATGCTCTCAAGGTGACTCTGTCAAATTACAAAAAGACTAAAAAGGGTCCCGCGGATGATTAATCTAGCTGGACCCGGGTGGCATCCGATCATTGACCATGTATATAATGTGCTGAGTCTTCTCTTCAATGTGAGAGAGTCTCAGATTTATAAGTAAAGTTTGGATAACTATATTGACAGCCATAATTCCTACAAAGGCGTTCATTATACTTTAACTGTTCATATGGTCTTTATATATTTGTTCAAAATGACTAGCTATATTTATTATTAGGTTGAGTAGTTCCATTATATCATCATTTCTATCGAATACTATAACTTCCTCATCTGGCGGTCTTATCATTTCTGTTGTGTCATCTGATGCGCACACATATGTGGCTGAAGTATTTGTATATTCTGTTTCGTGCTTCAATTGGCATGGTAATATATCTGGTGGGTTTTTACCGATGTAGACTATTCTGACATCTTCTACTTTCATTGGAATGTTACACGATGTTGAATACTTTATAGTTTTTATTGATGGGGTAAAAAAGTCCTCTCGTGGTATTATGTTGTAATCTTTCATAAAAATATATTGCCACACCAACTCTATTCGAGTTGCATCTGCTTTAGTATTCATTGCATTATATATTGTTTCATATGTTTCTAGTGGAACACTTTGAATACTCTTCTTAGATACGATAAATTGCGCACCCCCGCAAGTTATAAATGTACGAGGCTGGTTTTCAAAAAATGGTTCAAGATATGAATGTGTATAATTCATATTAACACATTGCCAAAAGTTATTCAAGGGTATGTAGTCATATTTTTCAATATTGGCATCCCTGACAAGTTCAAGAATAGGTCTGTCACCCCTCTGGTGATGAGCGTGTTCGTGCCCATGAATAAAAGCTGTATATTCTGGTAAAGTTGAGTATCTCGTTATAATAAAATATAAATAAGATTTAGCTTCAAACCCTTCGTTCGGTACACTGACACAATTAAAACACTCTTCTACAGGATCACCCCCTTCTTTGTGTACAACAGTCACAGGCCAAGGTGACTGCTTGAGCCAGGATAAGTCTTCTCTGTAATGACAAGAACAAATCTCCATTTAGTCTTGAAATTTATAAAAATGATCTAAAAGATACGCACACTTTCTTCATAAATGGTTCTCTATACTGACGCGTATCGTCTCGCTTTCTGTCAGGTGACAAAGGAGCTTCCGGAGGACATGCAGATGATAATATGGGAAATGGCGAAACCGGTTGTCGAGGTCCCTCGGGCACCTAAAAAGAGCCGTGTAAAGTAAAGTATGGATGTGGCAATTCCTATCGAAGATGGGGACCTTTGTGAGTTGTTGTTCGACCACAAAGAAGAGTTACCGGACATATTTTACATCGAACTCATGAACATGCTCAAGGTGTATCACACTGGGGGACAGAATGAAATTTGTATTTACTCATTCTTAGTTGACCACATAGATAAAATAGAGTCTCAACTGATCAAGATGTTTTTAACTAATTTTACATCTATGCTCAGGCGGCAAACTGTGGTTATCGAACATCCGGTTTCAATTTCGCTTTGGCCCATTGTATTTGTAGTAGTTTATTTGTCGGGATTTTTAGTATATTACAAGTAATAAAAAAAAGAGTTGTTGTATTATTATAAAATGTGTTCCCATGAAGATTGCAAGTTTGACACATTTTATAATATCGATGGGGCTC